TACATCGGTTGCTTCCAAAACTATTCTCCCAGTATGTTCGAAAGTTTCATTAGCTCCTAGTGCTTGTGCTTTATATATATAAGTATCGTTGCTGCCACCTAGTGGATCAACATAAAGATCAAAAGTTTCTGCGGCTGCAGCAGTTTCACATAACGAAATGTTAAGTATCGTGTAAGTGTGTCCTGATGCGGCAGTCAGTAAAGTGTTTTCAGAGTTCGTCATTGTTCTGACACACTTTTCCTTCATTACTTCACTTGCCATATTTTCCTCCTATTAAAATCCTAATATCATTGTTTTTCCGGTACCGGAAATTGTCGAATTCATTATGTTAGTTGATGATGTAAGTCCATAACTTTTAATATCTAAATTTCCACCTAATTGTGGTGAAGTATCATCAACAACATTTGACAAGAATCCAGTATCAACTATATTTGGATTCGTAGCATCGTCCGCAGCTGCATAAATAAGTTTAGTTCCTTTATCAGTAGTACTCCATGTAACACTCGATCCTGATCCAGAAACATATTTAAATTGGACAGTGTAAGCACCTGATGTGCCATTTTTAATTATATAAAAAGTTTGAACATCTAAAGGAATGGTTACTACAAAATTTTCACCAATGGTCCCTGTAAATTCTATAATCCTGTGCGCGAGAGTAGCGCCGGCTGTTCCATCACTAACAGATAAAGTAGTGGGAGTTGATGAAAGAGCTTGAGCGGTATAGCCACCGGATATCTGCTCCATGATATTCCAGTTAGTATTAGTAAGAGTCCCCCATGTACCAGCCTTCTCGCCGGTAGTCATAAGTTGAACGCCTAAACCTGTATAAGTTGATGCCATAAAAATTGTCTCCTAAGCTGCTTCCGTATCTACGTCTGTATACGATGTATTTGATCCAGTTGCAACATTACTATAAGATGAATTTGACCCCGTGTCAACGTTTTGGAAGTGCTGAACTCCTATATTTCCTAAAGAACCTGTCGCCGAAATTCCTGTCAAAGCTGCAATCGTATTGGGAGTAACTGTAGGAGAACCTATAGATGAAGTAGCCGAAATTCCTGTTAATGGAACTCCTATTCCTATTACAACTGATCCTACTGAAGACGTCGCTGAGACTCCGGTCGGTTGAACCAAAGGATTTGATGAAATACCAACTGATCCTATGCCGGAAGTAGCAGAAATTCCAGTTAATGTTGTTGTATTATCCGATCTTCCAACTGGAGTCCCTACAGCACTTGTCGCTGAGATTCCAGTTAATGGAACTCCAATATTTAAAGTTACGGACCCTAACGAAAAAGTAGCAGAGATTCCAGTAAGTGTTGTTGTATTGTCCGATCTTCCAACGGGAGTACCTGTAGAAGAAGTTAATGAAATTCCTGTTAAAGGAACCCCGATTGCAATTATAGGTGTTCCTACACTTGTGGTTGCTGAAATTCCGCTAGGTCTAACGACAACTTCGTCAATAGATCCCCAACCATTTAGACCCCAAGTTAAAGTTCCCCAACCTGGATAAAAAGAAGCGGTTGCTGTTCCTACACTAGTTGTTGCTGAAAGACCTGTAAGAGTAACTGTTTGATCATTAAGCTCTCCCCAAGCGCCATCATTCCAAGATTTAGCTCCCCAACCTGTAGCATAAACGTTAGTGTCACCCCAATCGGATTGACTCCAGGTTAATCGTCCCCATCCTGATGTTACATCTGCCATAAGGAAGAGCTCCTTACGCTAGCTGTATGATCGCGGTTGATGCAGCCGCCGCTGGAAATTCAATTGTGAATGTTCCACTCGTAACGGTCTTGTCTCCACCAAAATTGATAGCAAGAATCGATCGATTAGTTGTGAATCCTGTAATAGCAGTAGTATTATAAAGTAATAATCCTCGTGCCGTAAAACTAGCTGATGTCCAGCTACTATTAGCAAAATCACAAATAGCTGTGCTACTGTCTAAAGCAACATCAATATTTGTTAAAGTATTTCCTCCGGCTGAGTAGCCTGAAGATGTAGTTGTAACTTCATAGGTACTTGTCGGATCCGCAGCGGCATCTGAAGGCGCCGCATAAACGGTCGTTGAAGCGCTTAAAGTTGCGTCGTTTGCTGAATAGAGAGCACACTTGATAGTATTTCCTGCAGCTGTACTTCCAGAGGCATTTAAACAATGCCCTCCTTGTAAAATTTCTGATTTGAAGCTGTTACAAATTGCTGATGTTATTGCCATAGTTTTTTTCCTTTTAAGGAGAAGGAGAATCGATTTTTATACGGATTGCTCCATCGTCATAATCATCTCTTCGTCTTCTACCTACTTGTTCGATAGCGAACTTCTCTACCTCTTTATTATATCGTTGTTCATAGTATGTCAACATATCTTGAGGACCTTTTAAGAACCCATAAGCCTCTACCAGACAAGCATAAAGTAGTCCATTCGCAAAATTCCTGCTTAAATACGTTCCAGTAATATTATTAACTAAACTACCTGGTATAGCTACATAATTAACTTGAAAAGTATATGTTTTGTCAGGACACGGAGCAAACATAATCGTGCCAGATGTCGTATCTGAAAACCCTGTTGCGCCTCCAAACATTGCATAATATTTAGGAATATCTCTTCCTGTGGCTACCGTTGTACCTGCTGTTCCATAGTTATTATATTCATTAAGAAAGGTAACGTCTTTTTTCTCTAAATAAATTAGAGTATCTGGACTAGTATCATCTTCTGTGACTTGAACCGATCTCACTGCTAAACATCCTGCAGGAGCATTAATATATTCTTGTCCAATAACTAAAGATCCAGTTTGAGATTTTCGATCAGCGTCTATGTTAACATCTCTTAAAATTCTCGTTTCTGCATCTGTAATAAAACCATCCGTAATCGTAGATGTAAAAACATTTGTGGTATCTGTAACTTCCGTATAGTTTTGAATAGCAGTTGTTAAGGTTGCATATGTAAAATTAGTTGCCATTATTGTGGTCCTATTGTTTTTAAAGTCACGGGTCCAGAAGATACACTATATCCTCCGAACTTTATTCCTCCTGTTGTAGCAGTGTCTGTGTCAACTGTAAAGTAGTAGTAATCACTAGGAGTTTTCAAGCTACGTGTTGTTGCAGAAATAAGATGGGTAGCGGCGGTCGAACCGTTCGCTCCTCGTTTCACTCCGCTTAAAACCTTTGAACTAATTCCTGTATAACTAATAATTTCGGTATCAACTAAAATAGCATTCGTGGGTGTTCCCACTGGATTCGTTGACGTAGGAACAACCGGTCCACTTGTTGGAAAACTTGTTGCGCTGGTTAAAGTAATTCCCGTCGTCGTAGTCGTATCGGTAATCGCTGCCGCTAACGTTGTAGTGACACTGGTATATTTTCCAGGGACAATAGAATAACCGGATGCCGAACATATATTAGATCCTGTAATTCCGTCAGTGGTAGGAATATCAGAAAATACAAAGACACCGGTAGCAAGAGTTCCTGTAGTTCCTCCAGTCGTAGGAGATCCTCGAAATCTTATGGTATCTCCATAACTTCTTTGATGATCTAGTTCATTAACATTTATAATTCCTGAAGCAGCAGCAAACGTTTGAAAAGGATTGTAGCCTAACCAACGTAAAGCATCTGGAGCAGGTTGTTGAACCCTTACTTTAGGAAGCGCTGTAGGATCTGCTTGATGAGGATAAGGATTTAATTGAGGTTGTTTAGATTCAAATTCAGAATAGTGCACAAATAAACCATTCCATTGAGTAACCATTTCATTCCATGGAAAAGATTGCCCACTAATGTCTGAAACTGCGAGTGCATATTTCCCCTGTGAATATCGTGCCATAATTAAATATTCGGATAGTATGTTTTCGGCGTAATATAAGTACTTGCCGAGGATCCATCCGCTGCCTCCGCTCTCACTAATTCGTCTTCGTATAATAATTTTAACTGTTGTGCTCTGTCTGCAGCATATTTTAAACTTAAGTAATAAGCGAGACCTGCGCACATGGCAGGGATATAATTATAAGGAACATCAGCCGCATTAAAATAATCTCCTGCATCTTGAATTCTTTTTAAATACCAAAAATGAGCATAGTTTCCTGCTTGAGAAGAACTTGGTGTAATGTATAAAGTAACACTTACTTTATCTATAAATCTTTGAACCCAATATTCTGAGGGTTGTCCTTCTGCTAATCGATTTGTATTAGCTGCATAACTCGCTCTGTCTATTTTAGTTAATGGAGTATCGGCTTGAGTAGTAGAGCCTCGATTCGTTCGATAAGACATTTGAAGAATGTCTTCAATTCCGTAAATACTTTCAGCGACACCTGCGTTTGTTACGCCGGCATCACTTGATCCGTCTCCCGTAGCTCGATAAAAATTATAGATAGCTTGAGACGCTACTAATGTGACATTCGTTTCGGCCACTTCCCAAAAGTGTAAACCTCGGTTAGACCATTCTTGAAAAAGAATGTTTAAAGATCGTCTTGCTGTTTTTAACTGGTAACCAGCAACTCCTCTAACTCCACATCTTTCATAAGCTTCTTCAATGATTTCATCAATTGAAAAATTCTTGCCGAACGTTGCTGTTCCGGAAGTAGTATTGGCCATTTAGCCCCCTACGCTCCAGTAATAGTTACAGTAACGCTACCAGATGCTCCAGCTAAATTGTAAACAATTCCATCTTTAAATAGAATACCAGAACCAGGAACATAAACGGATAATCCTTCTGTTCCATAGTTATAAGTAGCTACTGCAGTACCTGGTGATCCTGTAGATGTTGAATCATACAAAATTAAAGTAGCACTCGCAATACCATAACCTTGGATCGAAGTAATTCTAGCTCTACCAGTTCTAGCAAGAGTATTTGAACCTATTGTAGCTAGGTTAATGGTTGTTTGGTCACTTGTAAAATTTGACATATTTTTTTCTCCTTAGCTGTGAGCTCCCGAAGGAGCTCACATTATTTTATTATGCCCAAACGCCTTGGATGTCTGTAACAGCCCACCAAGAGCCAGTTTTGTCACCAGCTATTTTAACATAGTCACCTACTTTAGACGTAGCTAAAGTATTTGTTAAAGTGATTTGGTTAACAACGCCTTTGTAAATAATATATTCGCCTGAAGCACCAGTTATATTAATTTGGTTGGTACCATCAGCGCCAGTATTTACAAATGTAAATAAAGATCCATCATTATCCGCTACCGTTGGTAACGTGAAAGTTACTGATGATCCCGCTGTTGTTGAGTTTTTTGGAATGATGAAAGTTTTACCACTATCACCAATTAAAACAGAGTAAGCCCCTGTTTTTTCCACGAGGTTATATCCAGTTCCTTCTTTTCCTTGTAAGACTGGTCCCCGAAAGGTTGTTTTTGCCATATTATTATCCTCCTAGTTTTTATGAACGTAGCCTCTAGGCCGTCGACTATACTCGTCTACGTTCTTAATTAATTGTATAGTAAATAAGATATAGCGCAGATTTGCGTAGAGCGCAAGGTATCCCGTAGTGAAAAGTTGATTTTTATAAAATAGCCTTAACCGGCTATTGATGCCTCAGGAGCAGCGTCTTTGATCTTGAGTAAACGAGTATCTTCTTCAAACT